TCCGTGTCGAAGATGGAGGAGTCAGCCGGGCCGGGCTTGACGCGACCGGACAGGCCCCAATCATCCTCGCGGTCCTTGATGCCCACGGCAACGTCCGATGCGAGCATGCGGACGCCCTCGTTGCGGGTCCCGTTCCAGCCGTACCACTCCTGGATCAGGTACAGATCGCCGCGCACCTTGCCGTACACGCGGCCCTGGTACTCGAACGGCTCACCATTGGACTCCGCCCACCACAGCGCGGCGAAGGGCTTGGACGAGCCCCAGTCAAACGAGCGGTCAACCTTCCACCGCTTCGGGATCATGTGGAGCGGGACGGACGGGACCACGTGAACGTCGCCCCGCCAGAGGTCATCGAACATGCCCCCGGCGATGATGTCCCAGGAACCCTCCAGCCACGCCTTCAGCTCCGAGGGGTTCCGGGCCGCGGCCCTGATCTTGCTGATGTACTCCGGGTCAGCGTGGAGCAGGATTTTGTTCTCATAGATGGACCCGTGGATGGCGACCCGGGGCGGCTCGCGCTCGCCGTCGCGGTAGCTGTCCAGGATCACCCGACCGCGGAAGTGCGGCAGGCGGAAGCGGGCCTTGACCCAGTTGTGGCCGGGGCCGTAGGGGTTGGTGGTCGCCCGGTAGCAGCGGGGCATGCCCGGCTTCGTGGATCGGCAGCACGACATCATGACGGTGTAGCACTTGTCGTCGGGCCAGTTGCAGAGTTCTTCCCAGCCAATCCACGGATATGCGTGGCCGTGATAATTCCAGTAGTCCTCCGGGCTCTTCATGTGACGCAGCAGCAGCTCCTCGCCGTCCGGGAAGGTCCACTTGTGCTCCACCTTGTTGTACTTGGCCCCCGGGAAGATGCGCTTGAACCACTTGTTGGTCTTGTTGATCACGTCCGACAGCTGGGGGTATGTCTGACGGAACAAGATGCCGCGCCACTCCGACCCGTAGCCCTTCCCCACGTGCTGGAGGAAGTCCATCAGCATGCAGTCGGTCTTACCCGGGCCGCGCGTCCCCTCGTACAGCACCTCAAAGATCGGGTGCGCCATCAGGAAGGCGAGCTGCGACCCGTACTGCGGGCACCAGGTCGCCTCCGACTCCTTCCCCGTCTCCGGGTCCACGTAGTAGCCCCGCAGCTCGCCGGGCTCCGCCTCGCGCCACTCAATCGGATAGTCCGGGCGGGCGGCGATGGCGACCGCCTTGCCCACTTCGGTCGGGGCGAACATCAGCTGCCCTCCCCGGTCGGACGGCCCACGGTCCCGCGGGCGAGGTCCCCAAACTGGTTCTGCCACTCGTTGATCGTGGCCGGAGCCCCCGGGACGATGAGCACCCCGCCCGATCCGCTCTGGCTCATGCCCGATCCGTCCTTGTCCTTGAACTCCGGCTTGTGGGCGCGGAGCATCGCCAGCATCATCGAATCGCTGTACACCCGCTCATAGGTGATGATCTCGTCCTTGAACTTCCCGCCGATGATCGGGCGCTCCACGCCGTCCCGCGCCCGCTTCAGGGCCGGGGCAAACATGTTCTCGTCAATGAAGGCTTGCAGCGCGTCCTCGAAGGCTTCGGCAAACTCCGGGTCACGCTTCAGATGATCATACAAAGTGGTGATGGAGACGCCCACCGCCTCCGCGCAAAGGGCGCGGCACCCCTTCAGGTCCGGGTGCGACCGGAACAGGTCCAGGAATTGCTGCTTGCGGTCCGAGGTGAAGGGCACCATCGGCTTCCGCTGAAGTTTTTCAATCGGTCGCATCACGCTCCCCTCTCAGTGTACTGTTGGTCAATCGCGCATCACGCGGCGATCCGTCCCCGGCCTCGCGCCCAAGGACATCCTTGCCGCGAGTATAACGTGAGCTTGTACATTAGACAAGGGCGAGGGTCGCGCCCGCGGAGGTCGATGATACCAGGTGTCTACTGGAGCGGATTGCCCAAGCAGGCACGCGGTGTCCTCCGCTTAGGTTCGAGGTGTCGCGCTTCACTTCCACGTCCGAAAAAGTAAAAAGTCAAGCGGTCAAAAAGGCCATATAAAACAGCCCTTTATATATTCTTCTTCTTCTTCTTCTTAACTTACTTAACTTACTTACCTTCCTTTCTTGCAGGACAGCGGGAACCTTCGACACCGTCACGAGGACTCTCCCTGGGCCCTCCCTGCAGGTCGATTTGTCGGGAGAATTTATTTCAGGTAAGAAACCCAAGTAACCTAAGCGCAAGGTGCGGGAACCCCAGCCCCGTATGGCTTAGACCACCTCTTGACTTCTTTACTTCTTCGAGCTTGAACCCAAGCGCGCTTTCGTAACCCAAGCGCACCCGGTCGAAGTGGAGAAGGCCCACGGACCATTCGGAGGTCGTGCGCGGTATGGTGGTGGAGGAGGAGGGAGCCCAGCCGGATTGCCGCCCGGCGGGGCGTTGATAGTGAGGAGTGCTTCAGCGGCCTTCCACGTGGTCGAACACGGCCTGGTCGATGCGTTCGCGCTCCGCTTCCGTCAGCTTCCGCTCCAGCCATGGCGCGGGGCGTCCGCGGCGGTCGCGGACTTCCCATTCACCGCACCCGCCTTCCGCCGGGTAGCAGTGTTCAGGGGGTCCACTCACCTTCGCGGGCAGGTAGGGTTCCCAGTAGGTGACGGCGATTATACAAGGGATGCCGCTGATGCGCGACTCGATTTCAGCCAGCACCATCGTCTCACCGCTTGTCGTCAGATGTGGCAGTCAACCACGGTGAGCCAGGCATCCTCCGGGAGGGCGTCCAGCATCGCGTTGAAGTCGCTGTCCCAGGTGTCGCGATCCTTCTCGTTCGAGACGCAGCCCCACCAACCCATCTGACCCCGCTCCACCCACTGACCGTCCTTCAGGGCCGCGAACAGAACCGTGGCGCGATGACCAGCCTGTTCAACGTAGTGGTCGTGCTCGCCCAGGAAGTCCTCCACGTCGACCCAGAACAGGCTCTGGTCGGCTTTCGCTGCCTCCGCCAGGGCCTTCTTCGCGGGTTGGGCGTGATAGAACTCGCGGGCCTTGTCGATGTCCCCAGGGAACAGTTCTTCACGGACCTTCTCCCAGCCAACGAAGCCGTCCATGACCGGCCCGATGATCTCCCGGACCTTGTTCCATTTTGCGCTCGCCTCGCGGCGGGCTTCGGTCCGCATCGCCTCGAAGTCCACGTCACCCTTTTGGATCACGTCCACTCCCGCTGGGTTCGCTTCGGAGCCCATCAACCCAGGGCGTCCTTTCGCCGGGGCGTCCGGGTCCGAATGGTTCCGGGCGTCCGCTTCCGCTTTGGGTGTCAGGAAGCCGGACCAGCGACCGCCAACCACCCACCAGTCCCACTTCTTGTTGGGGTTGGTGCGGACGATTAGCTCCGTCACCTCGCCTTCGGAGTTGACGCGCATCCAGCCCCATTTGTGCTTGTCGTGAAGGTCCGGGTCCTGGCCTTCCGCCAGGAGGGGGCGATCATAATAGTATTCAACAAACTCGCGGAAGGTGCGGACATACTCGACGTTCAACTCCACCTCCTCGAAGCCTTCCGGCCGGAAGTGGATCTTGGTGCGATAGCCTTGACCGTCGCCCCAATCCTTCGAGGTCCAGGACAGACCCGAGCCGCAGCCCGTGCCGATCTTCTGGGATTCCTCCGGGGTTGGGTCGCGGTAGAACTGGTCATCATAGGGGCTGAACAAGGTTCCGTCCGGGGCCTTGAAGCGGCGCTCTTTCCGGCTTGCGTACTCCTCGCGGGCTTCCTGGAGCTGGTCCACGCTCTGGACGTACTCATTGACGATGCCTGTGCACTCGAACTCGTGGAACGGGGCCAGGGCCTTTTTTAGGATGGTTTCGGTGGGTTTTTGGTCAGTGATGACCAGGACGGCAAAGTGACTCATGTGATGCTCCTTTTCAAGGGTGGTTGAGGTTGGGATTACAGGATGATCTGCTTGACCATCGTCAGCAGGCGGTTGAAGTCCAGGACGAAGTTGTTTATCTTTAAGCCCTGCTCGTTCGGGAGGTAGCACAGGCCCTCCGGGGTCGCCATTTCAGCGTAGTGGATGGAGTGGACCTGGTTCCAGCTAAGGGTCGCCGGGTTCCAGACTTCCGCCAGGGCGAAGGACTGGAACTTGTAGCTGTCGGACTTGATCGTGAGGCGCACCTTGAAGTCGCCCAGGGACAGGATGCGACGGGCGGTCACGTCCTGGCTACCTTGGTTGATGGTCTCCTCCAGGAGGTTGGCCTTGGGGGTGGTCTTGGTCATGTTGATGTTCTCCATTTCTGATTGATGTGAAGAAAGTATAGTGGTTCTATCCGAAGAAGTAAAGCCCATCAGACAACTTTTTTGACCTTGGGAGGAGGGAGGGCCGAAGCCCTCCCGCTTCGTCTCACCGGGGGAGGTTGCTTGGCCAAACTCGCTCAAGTCGGGCGAGTTCAAATCCACGCAATCTCGCCATCCTGTCATGCGTCCCGCGTCTGAAACAAGGGACCTCGTTAATCAGGCAGTTGTACTGCCCGTTCGGGTAAATCTCTACGACATGACGCGTGAATCCGTCGTCGTGGGAATACAGCAACGCGATCACGCCCTGCCGGTCAATACGTGTCACTTCTGATATGTTCATCGTCGTGAGGTTCTCCATTTCTGATTACCGGCGCAGGTACCCGCCGGTCAGGTCATCGTGAAGGGTCTCAACCGCGGCTTCGTCCGCCGCCGCGACGGCTTCAGCGTAGCGCGGGTGGGTCGGCGGGAGGTCATAGCATGTGTTGTTCACCAGACCCACGCGGACACCGCCATTGTCCAGGTGGGCGGTGAAGTAATCGGAGCCATTCACGATGAAGTTGGTGATGCGACTGCGTGCCATTTCAGTTCTCCTTTTCTACAAGTTGTTCAACGTGAAGAAAGTATAGTGGTTCTGTCCGAAAAAGTAAAGTCCCGCCGGTTGTCGGTCAGTCCTCCAGCACCGCGATCCGCTGGACAACGGTCTGGGCCTGGCCGCGATCATCCGGGCCTGGTTGCAACGTGGCGGTTAAGACGCCACGTTGCACACAAAGCGGATTCTTGCTGGCCCTCTTAGGGCCATCCGCCCTGTCCATTCGAACAGGGCCCCGTCTTCCCTTTGTGTCAGGATCGACACATAGAGTGTCGATCCTATCTTTTGAGCGCAAGCCCTTTTCACACAAGTGCCTGTCAATCCTTGGTTGATTAGCGCGGCTTTGAGAGCCGCGCTTTGTTTCCGGGTGAGAGCTACTCCGGCTAACATTTCTTCGGTAGTTTTTCTTACTAATGTGCTCATGTCGGGGTTCTCCTTTTCTACAAGATGAACATAGTTGGTGTACGTGAGAAAAAGTATAGCATAGGGACCCGAAAAAGTAAAGTCCCCTCATACAACTTTCTTAAATTCACGGCAACTTGTGGAGGTCCCGACAGGGCGCACAGACTCCTCCCACCAGTCTCCTGCTCCATTCTCCACACAGCTCGCAGTCGCCCGGCTCCCCGGGCGGTATCCTCGCCGCGGCCTCCACGATCCGGGCCACTTCGCGGTCCGTGTCGCGGAGGATGCGGTCATTGCTCAAGTCGATTTCGTCAGCCAATCTTGGGTTCTCCTTCAGGGTTGCCCCGGAGGACGTTCAGGGCGCTCATGAGACAGATGATCTGGCGGCGGCAGTCCTCCAGGCCGGTAGGCCCCGCAGGTGCAGACGTACTCCCCGCGGCGGGGTTTCCTCCGGCTCATTCCGCCTCCGACACGCTCCACTCATCCTTCTTGACCTTGCGGACGCGGGCCTTGCTCAGGCCGTTGGAGAAGGCGAGGTGGAGGGCGTAGTCATGGCAGACCACTTGGCCGTCGATCAGGCCGAAGTTCTCCGGCTTCAGATCGGTGAAGAAGTCCGGCAGCTCCTTCGGCAGCTCGCCCGGGGGCAGCGGTCGAGTCCGCTCCTGTACAAGGACGATCCCGCAGGGGCTGATGCGGCGGCACGGAGCGAACCAGCGAGCCCAGGGGGTGAATTGGACCTCGTGCCATAGCTGCCACTCCGTGATGTTCTGGAAGGACTGGGCCGTGGTCTCGACCTTCGCCACCAGGGCCGTCTGACCGTGTAGGGCGTACACCTGGCGGGCGACTCCGGCCCCGAGGCGGTCGCCCAGGAAGGTTCGGATGAAATCATTTTTCACCACACTTCCCCATTGTTCGTGGTCAAGTTCTATAGGGTGTCTCTCAGGTAAGGGTTGTTGGTCGAAGCCCGGGGCCATCATTCCGGGCCAGGTGATCGGTCCCGACTCCGGCGGCGGGGCGGCGGGCGTCCGCCTGAACAGGCTCCGCAGCCAGCTC